AGAATTACCCAGCGAAATACCCAGTGTTTGTTTTGGGATAATTGAACTTGTCACCTCTGTTACCGTTCCGTCAGAATTTTTAGCATACCACTTACCGTCTGACTTTGGAAAGATTACTGAATAGCCTGCAACAGGCGACGAAGGATCGGCACTTAATTGAGCTTGCTCTGTTAATACGCTTGATCTTTTACTCGCCATAAAATTAATATCCTGTTATAAAAACACTCCCTGTCCTTGCACTTCCTGTAGTTATTGTGCAATTATTTACATCCACGCTATCATAATCTACACCCTCGTCAGAATTACCAACTTTAAAACTTAAAACGAAAGCATCTCTGTTTTGAAGAGCTAAAGCATGATTTATTGTAAGTGGCGTATCAGCTACAGTAGTTACCGAGGAAACAAAATATGTTTTAGCCAGCTTCTTAGTCGCTCCTATAAATGTCGCCAATTTTAAAGGAGTAATTGCTGTAGAATCGTCTGTACCGGTGTTTGTCAGTGCTTGTGTTGCTATAGCAATAATGCCTGCGATAGCTTCCGTAGAGGAAACGGTATTGCCTTGGATAAATTGCCAGGTTGTGCCATCCCAATAAACCTGATCACCAACCTGTACAACGTTAGTACCCTGCCAGGTGTTTGAACCTGCAGAACTAAAAACATATAGATCACCTATTATTGGAGATACAGGAACCGTTGCATTAAAAGCCACATTCCCTTTAGGTGTTAAACCTGTTTGCGCAGATGGTGGATCAACGAAGGCCGTACCATTCCACGATTGAAGCCTTAGTAAATCTGTGTCATAAACTATCAGTCCTTTATGTGCTGCTCCTAATGTAGTGGCAAGTGTATTTTTAAGGGTTGTCGTTAAAGGGTTTGAAAGCGCATCTTTTATAACACCGACTTTTAAAAAGTCTAAACCAGCACCTTGTGTTTTAATTGCCATTTTAAAAAATTATTATCTCATGATTTAATAAGGAAGCGTTACTTTCTATATACACCGTTTTGTTTTCTCTGATTTCAGTGTACACCTCTATTTCAGCTTTCGATGGAGTAAGTACAGTTATTCCGCTTATAGACTGTAAAAGATGTTCAGATGCAGCAATAGTTTGACTATAAGCAAAAGGCAACCTTTTTTTAAATGGATAAGGTATAGGAGTAGCACTTATTCCGCTGCGACCTCTCAAAAGCGGATTAACGGAACAGTCATCTTGTTTAAAAGTTACTTTTGGTATAAATAATTCAATCCCGTCTAAAACATCGTCCAGTATATATCCTTCATTGCCGTACTTCGCAGGCGCTCCCCAATGTGGTCTTTCGGTTTCGTCTATCTCTCTTTGTGCCTTATATTGATAAACCACATTTTTATGCTTGTATAGCTGATTCTCAAATTCGACTTTAATCGGTTCAAGTATAGGCTTAAAAACTGTAGCGTACCTTTCCTCAGTATAGCTTTCTTTTTTTGTATGATATAATATCATCAGTTGAAGCGGGGCATATCCGAAGTAACCTTCACTGCGACCTCTTCTTAATGTAAAATCCTGAAAAAGAGCTATTAACGGGTACCTGTCAAATTTTCCTGTTTGCATTTTTGATAATCCCTGCAACCGGGATCTTATCTCTGTATGATGACCTACCAAATAATGAACGCCGGTTATAGTTGGTTGTACTGCCTGCAACTGAGGAGTAAGTTTTGTACTTACTGCCTCTACTACTTCTCTGATAATATCAACGATATACAATACTTCATCCCCGGTCATATCCCAAATGCATTAATTTTACGGTAAACATTTCTTAAAATCATACTCGGATTCCAGTCGGTATACATAAGAGCAGAATAATTAAGATAACCCGATAATTCCCAAACTTGTTCAACCATTTCATTCCACGCTCTTATCATTTTATCAGCGGAACTTACTGCAAATGCATTTTCGGTTTTGTTCTTTGCTTCACCAGTTCCTGTCGTAGTTGAAACTCCATTGCGCATATACCAGTAATACACATAGTTCGCTATCATGCTTTTTTTAAGCGTTGACGATACAGAAGGGCCGGATGTAGTTTTGTTTAGTTGAAACTCTACAAAATAAAATTCATCCTGAACAAACACATTATCGGTTAAATCAACCTTACCAAGACCTTTGTCATAGTTATAGTCAATGTTAACTTTCATTGTTCCAAAGCCGATTTTCTCAATAATGACATCCCAGCCAATCCAGTCAGATTTTGTTACTGAAACCGAATCCGCAGCAATTATTACATTTCCGTTTGCATCTGTAGTCACACCCACCCGGATAAGTTGGGGCGGCTTATAATCGTACCCATTCAAAGAACTTCCGGATGTTATCGATGCGTTTTGCAGCAACCCTTTCCAGTAACTATTACCGTACTCTGTTCCCAGTAACAGGTCAATCCACCTTTGCTGGTCGACATCTTCTGCGGATATTCCGGTTTTAAAGGCTTTATAAAAACTATATCCGAAAACCTCGTTAAAGAACTTTTCTTCATATACAGCAATGAAATGCATCAATTCTTCAAAGACTTCCGGTTTATCGGTGTTAGGTATGTTTAACTCACCGATAAAATAAGTATGGTCAATGAGCGGCATATTATTTTGCTAACTCATTAAGCCTCTTAACTGCCGCTTCTTTAACGGGCTTCCTCTTTTCGGTTTCGGGAACCAATGCATTTACCTCGTCAATTGTTTTTGCCAATGCAATTTTTTGAATAAAACCTTTAACGATTTCTTCCTCTGTCGGTTGTGCTTCTTTGGGTTGATCTTTAGTTGCTTTACCTGAAGCGAACATTTTTTCGGCAATCGCTGTGTGGACATCCATTGGCTGGCCGGCCTTCGTAATTTCCGGCAATGAATTGCTTTGAACAAGCTTAGAGGACGCATATACGGTTGTCATATCGTAGGGGAAAACTTCCCCGTTTCTTTTGGCTTGTTCCTGCAAGCTTTTTAGCTTTTGAGGACTCATAGGTTGTCCGTTCGCTTCTGTCATAAAATCTTGTGGCATGATATAATTTGTTGAAGGGAAAACACAAAGCGCGTTTTCCCTTTATTTATTATTAAATTAAGGTTTAAGTAACGCAGCTTTTACGGTCGCAAACGATGCTTTGACGTATGAACCGATATAAGGAGTAGGTAACCAATCGTTAAACCATGTTTCTATAATTACCCTCATTTTGTTGCTGTCGAAATCAGATATAACATCCTGCACAACTGCAGTTCCGGAAACGGTAGTGTAAGTAACGCTGATGCCATAACCCATACGAACGGTAATAGGTTCTTCTTCTATCTTAAACAAATTACTTTCACCTAGTGTGAATGAGCCTAATGTTTGATAAGTTGACGTTACTACCCGGAAGCCCATCATGGTCACTGTATTGTCCGGTCCTACCATCGGGATCATCATAAAATAACGACCCTGGGTATCCTTCTCAAGTGCCAACCTCCACTTATCCTGCGGATGTATAATCAACACATCAGGATTAAAATTTAATGTTTCAATTTGAGAAGCCACTGCCCCGATAGCATCATAATCGGTGGGAGCTGCTATCTGATCATCCAAAGAAGTGCCTACATAGTTGGAAGCCTGGGCGTTAAGATCAACAACAAGTATTGCAGCATAATCACGAAGCATTTTATCGTTAATGATTCTGCGAATAATATTGAACGCTTCCTTTCTAAATTTTACAAATTCTTCTGTGACAACGTATTTTCCTGCAACCTTTTTTGCCTGAGCGAAATTTCTTACCAAACCACTTGAAACAAGAGGCTTAACGGCGCCTTCTGCTACAATAGCAAAGGAACCTTGTTCAACGCCTTCTTCCAGCCATGTTTTATATTGTGTAATCTCATCTAAAACAGTTCTGTCAGCTATGTCGTATATAAACTGATTGCCTCTGCGTTTAGGAACAAACTCGGCCATTGACATGCTTTCCACTATTGTGACAGGTACGGTAAATGTTGTGTCATCTACGGTATTAGCCAGTGTCATTGTAGCCGCTGCACGTACATTAAGGTGTACAACATCCTGATGGTTGCTTCCACCTCTGCTGCGCATGGCGAGCTCAACTTTTTCCCATTGCGTTTTGTCTTCTCCTGGCAGTTTACTATCCATTGCCTCCACAATAGCATTAGCCTTCGCTTCTGCTACTTTAGACGCCCGGTTATTTAGTTTTTCTACTTCGCCGGCAATATTGCGAACTGATGTCTCAAGTATGGTTTTATCGTCGTTGTACTTGCGCAAAGCATCAAGTGGCATGTTTGCGAGAATGGTATCAACAACACTTTTTACCTGGTCGGCATTTTGGAAACCCCGGGTTTCCATTTCGGTACGTGCTGCAGCTTTTACTTTCTCAAGCAAAGCAGTTTCGTCTACTTCACCATCTGCTCTATATGCAGTTGTGCGAAAATGATCCATACCTGCCTTAAAGCCCATTCTGCGGGATTCAATGCGAGGCGCAAAACGCATTGCTCTTTGTGGAAATTTCAAAAATTTTTGTTTCATGTTAAAATGAAAAGTTTTCTGTTAAGTAATTGTAATTCACGCCTCCTTTCTCATCCGGCTTTTCATTATCGAGTGCTATGTTGCTTTGCTCAAGCGGCTCAATATTTAAAAGTGTCTTATGACGGGCAGTTATAGTTGTTTTTATACTATTCATTTGTTTTATTTCAGATGCTTGACTAATAGATATGTTACTCATTATGCCTATTAGCGGCTCGTTGTTAACCTTCGCTTTAAATTCATTAATCATATCTATTGCCATCTGATGATGTGGTATCATCTTGTCTATAAACGCAATGTTTGGATTGGAATAGTCATTTGTCATATCCATTTCCCTAACAATAAGCTCCTTATGGCGGGCAAATATTTGTCTCGCTTCCAGTTGTTTTGAACGAGGAAGCGATGTGATAAAATCTTGTGTGTCATCATGAAGCAGTTCCAGGTTTTCTTTACTTCGTAATGCATAAGTTTCTCTGTTTGCGGCAATTGTTACGATAGAACCTTCAAACAAATCAAGTTCTTTCATAACAATGCTTTCATCGCTTTCATCCCACTCCATTTTGTCCCATAGATAATCAAAGCCTACTGAAAATTGATTTAGAGTTTTGCTCCGTACCTGCTTTAATGCACGATCCGCATTTGGGACATCATCAAGAGGTAACGTTTCAAAATAAAGCCCGTAATCATCCTCTTCAAGCTTAGCAAATAATGCTAAGGGATCATCCTGTTTATGCTGCCAGAGAAATGTTATCTTATATTTTGCATTGCTTTGAGGGCCTCTTTCCCGGATTGATTTTGAACAACATCCTTTTATACACTTTTCTCCGTAATCGTTTTTTACTCCCCAGACAATCAGATAGCCTTTAATAATACGCTTATCCAAATCATTATCGGTCAATTCTCCACGTTCGTTAATGGCGACCGTGCTATAATTGATCGGTGCTGCCCGGAGTTTGATTTCCTTTATCTTCTGTTGAAGTAGCGACATTTACTTTTAGGTTTATAAAGCTTTTTATTAGTTGTAACTCTGTTTCATCCATTTCACCCAGCTTCTTTTGATATATAGGCAGGTTTACTTCTTCTTCTCTTAATGATATCAACCAATCGTTTAGAGACGCGACACCTGCACTGAACCTTTGAAGCATCACACCACCCTGAATCTGATCGGTTGCTGCTTTATCTTTTTTATTTTCGTGAAGTATTTCTATATGAGAAAAATCAGCATATACATACTTCTTATAATTTAATTTAGTGTCAATACCTAACCATGTTGTCCACAGTTCAGCGTATCGCTTTGCCCAAGGGATTATTACATCAGAATAAAAACTTTTCAAATCTGCATCTGCATTAGCGAAAGTGCTGTTATCTTTTGAAGGAACTAAATGCCGTGGTACTCTTAAAACTTTGTAAATAGCTACAGCATCGGCTAATGTCTCATTAAAAGGCTCCATTTCCGAAATGCTCATATTCGTTCTTACAAATTCCACCGGTGCAGAAGTCACTCCAATCGTAGCGCGCCCCCCTGTCAGACCGTAATCGAAATTTAATTCGTTTATGGCATCTTTCTTTTCTTTGGATGTAAGCGCCACAATACCACTGTCATCTTTTTTCCGGCTTGCCATAAACCCCATTGCACCGCGTTTGATGTATATGGTATGTCGTGCTTCATAAACAGGTATTAGATTTTTTATAGCTTTATCAGCACCTTTTAACATGCTGGAAGCCGCATTTATATCTGTAGGATTACCGAGCGAGTAATTAACAATAGGCAAAACGTTATTAACATCAAAAATTCTATATCCTCCCTTGTTATCCGGTATTTTGTAATTATTAACAAAATCTGTAATTGCAGTGGCAGAATAAGCATCATAGCCCTTTATCATATCTGCATTTACATTATTTGCAGGCAGATTCCACCATGCTACAATAGAGGATAATTGATTAGGCAATGTTTTGGGGATATTCTTAAAAAAGAAATTTTTACCGATTACTATTTCATAACATACAGCCTGATAAACCATTTGCCTCATTGTATTGAGCGGATTAGGCTGGGAAAACAAACGGTTAAAATTATCATCGGTATAAAGTACTTCATCATTAGCAAATGAACGCAGTTGCCATGTTGCGTCACTTACACGACTTGCTATTTCATGAACAGGTGCGAATATTTCAGGCAGCATATAGAAAAGCTGCAAATAATTCTGACTTGCATAAAAACCATTTAGTAGATTTTCAATAGCAGATAAATGAGAAGGTGCCGTTTCGCTGTACTCAAAAGCGGGTGCAGGTTGTAACCGTTCAACAAAAACTTTGTCTGGAATATATGCATTATCCCACCCGCGGGTACTTATCTTCATTCAATTATTCTTTTAGAAACATTAAGCCATTTTGCTACTTTAAATATTGTCTCGATGCCGTCAATTTTTATTGTATATGACACTTCTTCGTACATCTGCAATATTTCAAATGTTTCAAGCCATACCATTTTACCCGATATGTAAATTGGCACAAAGGCGAAACGTCGCTGCAATCTTGTAGCACCATGAGGATAGTTGACTTCTGTATGCTTTGCAAGCCATTTCATAAATTTTGTTTTGAAATGAGAAAAGCGGATGTCAAAGAGCTAAGACATATTATGATACAATTGTTGACTTTCAGAAAGGTTATCATTAAGTATCACTATGCTTGAAAACAAATTTAATTTTTACGAAAATGATTATTTTGCGGATATGGTAATAAGTAAGAAGGTGTTATTATATAAATAAAAAAGCACCCCTTTTGAGGATGCTTAATAATGGTTTTACCGTTCGTCAACGGATAGACATTACCCTAAGAAGTTTTGTAGTTATTTTTTTTTCTGATGTCTTTTTATAAAGTAACAAGGTTTGTTTTATACTCTCAACTTTCTCTGGATTACCTCCCGATACTATATTCTCTTTTGGGTAATCCCAACTAATAATTGTCATCTGTTTTTCTTCTTCTGTAACTTCTTCCCTATAGCTATAACCATGAATAAGCAATTCTCTTAATACACTTTCAGGTAGCTTGTTACAATGAAGAAAAGCTATTCCTGAACCTATTAATTTTTTTAATTCTTTTGCTGGTATCATATTGTTATTTTATAAAATTCTCGTAAAATTCCAGTCCTTGAGTCAACGGATAGACATTACCCTAAGATTTCGGCAGGTCTTCAGGATTAGTTACCCTGATCTTTTCTATTTCCGTGTTAGGAACCGGCAACTGCTGTTCAATATCACTGCCCTTTTGAATTGTGATTTCTTTTACAGGTTGCTCTGTTTCTTTTGTGGTAATGACGGTTTCTTTTGTTGTTTGCATGATTGTTTGTTTGTTTTTAAAATAATAAATCTAAAAAATTTTATAATAAATGCAAGGTAAATAATAATTATTTTAAAAAATAAGGATGCCTAAAACAGTTTATCTGTCACGACTTAATTATTATGTCAATACATGGCTTCCATTCGTAAGGCTGGGCATGGGTATCTATTTCAAATCGTATTGCGATTGGATCGTTGTCAAACACTTGATTTTTATAAGAAAAAGAATCGAAAAGATTGTCGTCTAAAGCAACAACATAAGCACTGTTTATCCCTTTGTCCGATATCCATTTATCGGGTAATGGCAAAGTTTGATAAATATGATGCACCTGCCTGGCAGTTAATTCAATTGTCATAACTTTTTGCTTTCAATTTATTCCTTAAAACCTTTAATGGAAGCTGAAACAACTTTAGCATGAGCAAGTTTATCAATCATAGTCCTGGCCTTTTGTACTTTGCCCGGAAATGGCTTAACAGTTATTGCGTTTGATTTAACTTTTGCTTGATCCTTTTGCAGCGCTTTCATAAAATGATCTTGTTTCATAATTTTAAATTTTAACAGGCCATAAAGATGGAAAATTTTTTTCATAATAATCTGCTCCCATTTCGCAAACATCGGGTGCATCATCATGTTTGTTCATCTTGCCCGGTTCCTGTATTTTAAGATATGAGGTTAAGTTGCGAATAAACTTTGCATACTGTGGCAATTGTTCATAATCATCTCTGAAAACAAAATTATTTTTTATGAATGAAGCCCGGTTACTTATTCTTGCCAGCTTACCAGTACGAGGGCGAAGCATTCGTACTTCACCTTCAAAGCCTTTGGTCTGCAAATCTTCCCTTATTTTTATAGCCGTCTCTTTCCATCCCATTACACTTTCTATGCCTACATTACTTGTCTTAGTCTTTAATACCAACTCTGCCAATGATGCCGCATTTATATCCTCACCGTCGGTATTATAAATCACATTAGGAATATAGATTTTGTTGCCAATAAGCCTTGTATCTATCGTTGCAAAATCATCTCCTCCCTGGTCGGCAGGATCTGCACAAATATAATTGTGATCAGGATCTTTAAGAAGATTGTCAATTTCATTATAATTAAAAAAAGAAAGGTCTTGCAGAGGGAACATAAGGCCGGTGCGAGGTTGAGGATTTTGCATGTACTGTCGTTCAAAAACCAATTCATTTGCATGTTTTGCAGCTAATGCCTCCTCAACTGTCATTTTAAATGGCCACAATGCCGTTCCGTCTGGATTTATAACAGGCAGGCTAATAACCTCCCATTTATCTTGCTCCACTTTTCTTTGCAAATACCCAGCTAAATCATTAGGGTGTGTTCTCTGCATTATAAGCACAATTGGTGTGTTTCTACTGTTTGTCCTTGTCCTTATCGTGCTATCAAATCTACTATTTACCCTTTCACGTATTGTATCACTGTCAGCTTCGTCAACTTTAATCGGATCGTCTATGACAATGCACCCTGCGAAGTTGTTTTTATCCTGTATAAACTCGTCAATGTCAATATCTTCTTCATCAACTTTTCCAGCTCCAAAACCGGTAACGCTTCCTGCGCTTGCACGCGCTAATACACCTCCGTTTTCAGTAGAATACCATTTATCTTTTGCGTTTGTATTTCTCTTTATTTTTACGCGAGGAAATAAAAGTTGATATTCTTCGCTGTCTATAAGGTCTTTTATTGCTTCACTGTTGTCCAGTGCAAGGCTATCTGAATATGAAAGGTGTATAAATTTTGCGGATGGATTTAAGGCTAAACCATACGCTATAAATGATTTAACAGCTAATTCCGTTTTACCAAAACGTGGAGCTATTTCAATAATGAGTCTTTTGCATTTCCCTGTTAAAACTCTCTCAAGTGCTTCTGCAACTATTTCATGGTGCCTGCCTACTATAAATTTCCTTTTATACTGCGCTTTGAAAAAATATCTGGTAAAAAACAAGAATGATTTTAAGCATTTAATCTTTGCTGTTTTTAGTTTGTTTATGTCGAGCGTTTCGGTCATAAATTATATCTATTTCCATGCCTCGTAACAATTATAAGCAACTGTCTTTTTTTAATCGGGTCTTTTACCTCTCTAAGTTTCTTGAGCAACTTAATTCTATCCATAGGAGCATTCTTCTTTTTAAAATATAAAACGTTTCTTTTTGTCATACTTCGCTTTCCAATATCTCATTATACTTTTTGACTTCTTCCGGAGTCATCTCGGTGTAGTTGTAGTTGTAGTTTGTATTATTAGCGTCAACTTTCTCTCTTAGTCCTAAATCCCTTGCGATGATGTTAGCATTAAAAGCTCCGACAGCAGCGCCTTCAAACTTCTGAGTGTATATAGTTTCCTCTATACGCGTAATGACCGAGGAAAAATCTTGTGTTGCCTTTCCTTTAAAGTCCCTGAAATACCCTGTATTACAATCTAAATAAAGGCATAAACCAGTTAAAGTGTAAGGCCGTTGAGTAGGCATCCTTATTATGCTATCTGGAAATGTAACCTTGCCTTTATCATCAACGTGAGGTCTCGCGGCTAATTTGGCCTGCTCTACTTTCTCCCACGGATGATTGTCGCACCATTGGAAATATTCAGTAGCAGCAACCCATAATAATTGAGACGAAGCAAATAATTTCTCTCTGCCGTGCTTATTTCTTAATTTCCAAAACTGATTATTTTTAGGTGCTGCCAATGATGGTTTTGTTTTTATTTTTTATGGTATGTTGACAATACTTTATTGAAACAATATTATTTCCGGTTTAGGCTCGGTTTCGATAACTTTCTTCTCATTAACTTCTGCCTTTATAAATTCCAGCAAGCTGTTAACCATATCCCGGAATTCCTGGTAATTGCTGTTATAATAAGAAGTTATTGTGGAGACCTGCTGACTGATCCATGATTCATTACAAAGAAGGATCCCTTCGAGTTCATGCCTTACGCCATCCTCTACATTATAGCTAACCTTAGTATTGAAAACGGCAGGAGAATAAAGCCATAGTACCACTGCAATAAATAAAGTCCTTTCTGCAACTGCCTGTCGTGGTATATTAACGCCCTGTATATATTCTTCTGTAATGTTGCGTCGCTCTAAGAAAACGCCAAATATTTTGCAAAGCGTTCTTCCAAAATAATGATAGTGCGGCTCAATCTTTTCAACCTGCTTTGCCGCATCTTTTATGAGCAAAGGCTGCTCCTTTTTTAAATACTCAACAATTTTAACGCAAGTGCCAGGCTTTAGCATTTCCAAAATTAAAACTTTTTGATAATAACATTATCAGTTTTGTTTCATGTCTCTAATCACATAGCGTGAAAGCTTTTTAGTTAAATCACTTTATCCGGCACCTTCTTACCCCCAACCTTAAAACCCATCTCCCTGAGGTTCTCATAAATCTTAGTCCTGCTGCGTCCATACTTGCCATTTTTTCCTGCCAACAGCATTGCTTCCTCTACTTTCTCAAAAGGTATCTTGTATCGGTCAGCGATATATTTTACTTCCCGCTGGTGATCTTGCCGGTGAGCGACTAACTTTTTATCCTGATTCATTCTAAAATATTTTTGACATCAAAATTAGAAATAGAATTACAATTAAAAATATTGCAGCGACCTGAAGCAGTTTGAGTAATAGTTCCATTATCAAAAGTATAACTATTTGATAATATTTTTAACAAACAATCTCTCTTATGCTTTCACGGTAATTTTTTGTCAGCCTCACTCCATAGTCAGTAATTTCTTTTGAAGTGTATGAAGCAAGTATAGTGGCATACTCAACCTTAACAATTTCATTAAGCACAATAATATAATCCTTAACAGTGCTGTTTGGCTCTTTTTTAATCAACTGATCTACAATATCGTTTTGCCAATTTATGTCCATTAGTCATAATTATTGTTTGTATTACCGGCTACAAAACCATGTTACCTTCCTTTAGACACAACCTCTGGGTGCATCTTTTTTAAGTGCTGTTGCAAATTAGGAAACGAACGGTTACAGCATGGACAAACGCCGTTAGTTAACCGCTTTAGTTTATGCTCTGACTTTTTCAATTGTTCTTCAATTTGAATTTTAGTAGCTGCAAGGTTTGCCATTTCGTTTTCCTTCTGCTTCAACTTTCTTTCGGCTTCTTCCCGCAATCTTACTTCCTTACTCTTTGAATAATGTTGTCCGTGACCATTGGGGCAATAGAATGATTTTGACGGGTCATTTTGTAAATGCTCTTGCAGGTCAGAGGGTATACCAAATGCAATACCACAGTTGCAACATATTTCAGTAACCATCGTTACTGTTTTTTGATACTTTAAGTTTACTTCAAACATTATTTTTACTTTTAAAGTTTTTAAATAATTGAAACATTAAACCTCCCTTATCTTAATGCGATGTTGAAGCCACATAAGCTTACGTTTCAATCTGTACACCGGAAGAGTCCGTGTCACTTCACTCTTTACATCCTCTACTATTATCTGACCCGTTTTTACATCAGTATAAACAAGGTCAGCAAAATAAGAAGCTATCTTACCGCCCTTTATTTGAAACGTATATTCTACCTGCCTTGCTAAAAATCCTATCTCGCCCACCTTAAGAAGTAACTTTAATTCCCTGTAGCGTTTATATTCTTTCTTGCTGTCAAAGGTTAATCCATCGGCATCTATTTTTTGAGAATGATATTTTGACTTCTTTGGCTTCTTTTCAGCAATCAAATGCTTATTTCTTGCTGCTACAGGGGAATTTTTTATAGTTTCAAGCCACTGAAGATTATTACTCATTTTCTTATTGCCTTCTTTATTTTATTATAACTAATGAACTTTCTGTTAACATACCAACCAAGTGAGCCATTAACCTCACATCTTTTTTACAGGAAATAGTCCCGTTATAAATAAATCAAGTGGTATAAATAAAGCAATCGTTGCCATTAATATTTAGCCTATATTTTTTCTTTTGTTTTTCAATGAGTTGAATGTTCATAGTGTCTTATATTAACTAGTTCTAAGCAACGGGCGGAAGAGCATCCATCAGCACTATAACCCTTTCCAAAGATGCTCCGTATTCAATTAATCTTACTATTTCATGCCTGCTTTCAGTGTAAGGTGCAGTCACTTCAATAATTCTATTCAACTCTTGTACTAACAATTCCCGCAGCTTAGAACAACCGGTTTGCTGCAATTTTTGCTGACGGAACATCCAATCAACTCCATGAACAAACCCAACTTCATATCCAGCTTCCGTCATTTTGACCCGTCTTTCTGCTTCAATTTGGGCAGCAGATACCCATTCAACTCTTGTTCTCATATTTATATTTTTAAATTCAAAACCAGCAGCAAGCCGCCGAACGTTAGCGGCTATTAAGGGACACTTCGTAAAATTTCATGTTTTCTAAATCTCAAATCATCTAACTCGTCTTGGAGTTGATAAATCCGATTATTTATGTTCTCAATTTCCATATCAGCCGCTTCCCTTTCTGCCTCTATTTTGTCCTGTTCATCTTGTGCATCTGCATCTGCTTGCATAGCCTCCATTTCGGCTTCCGCTTCGGCTTGACAATTCATTTCATAATCATAGTGTTCTTGATTTTCGTAATCATACATAATTGACAAAATTTAACAGCCGCTAACAGGGCATTGCAAAAAGCAGGGCTGACGTTGTGCTTTGAGCAATGGGAATACTAATGAACTTTTGTACAAATCGCATCGGGCAGGCGTATTCCTATTTCCCTGCTTTTTGCAATGCTGAAACGTTAGCAGCCATTGTAAAATGACTTCGACCAACGTTTCTTTTTTTCATTCGGGTATTTGCGAACAGTTCCAAATAAATCAGACACTTCGCTTGTGCGACTGATGCCAACAGAGCTGTTCCATTCTTTACCGCCGACATTTTCTTCTTCTAATTGCCATCCACTTGCTTTCAAACTCACACCACTTTCAGACTGTAATGTGTAAGTAATAATTTTTAAAAAGCCCATTTCTTTTGCAACACGACTGCAAGCTGCATACAGTTTTGAACAGCCGTTTTTAATTCCTTCAACAATGCAAAGACGAAGAACTTCTATCTTCTTTCCGTCATCTAAAAATCTTCCAATTGGACGACCGCAAATTGCAACGCCGATAATTTTATTTTCATATTTAATTCCTAAAGCAAATTGATAACCGACAACCTTCCCATGATGACGATGATGTTTAACAACAAATGCGTTTGCTTCTTTCAATTTCAAAGGCACTACTGACAAACAACGGCTGCTAACATTGGGTTTGGCAAAAAATGGGCGGACGTAAATATCCTCAACATCATTAATTCTATTCGGCTGTATATCCGGCTTTGACATTATCTATTTAGCTTTTTGTTGTTATCTTCATCTTTTGGTTTTTCAATCATCATTTGTTCCGGGCGGACGAATTTCAAATTCCCATTCTTCGCCAAGCCCTAAAACGTTAGCAGAAACCTTTTGGGCGTTCACATTTTTGAAAACTTATTGCCCATACGCACGGGTTGTTATCCCAACTGTCTTTGCCGTTTATTTTTTCCCACACATATCTAAAAGCTACCTTGAAACCATTCTGTGATATTTTCTTAGCCATATTTTCATTAGACAATATTTTTTTTGGTATATCGGACATTAAAGCCCCCTCTTGCATTGCATCCCAGTTTGATATATCATTTAATTGTTGAACCTTTATATCAGCAATTTTCAAAAACAACCGACAGGCTTTTTTCGGCATGAATATCGAAGGCTTCCATTTAATTTTTTCCTTTGTTTCTTGGTAATTTTCATCAACATAAAAGTCACTATCACAACTTGCTTTATACAAAAAGTAAGCAGTGTTATCTGCCCATGTTTCCCTAACCCAAAGAATATCGCCAACATTTCCATAAGGACATTTTACAACCCATTCCCCGAAATCAAAATCAACGTGCAGTCCTTTAGATAATAGTGGGTATATATCCCCGTTTTTATCTTCGCCACATAGTTCAGGGTCTATAACTAATTTAGAGTGTGAAAAATCGTTGCAGCCTTTTATCTCCCGTCTCGTCTGACTTTTATTCCCTCGTAAAATTGCCTGTACCATTTGACTTGAAAATAATATCGGGTGGACTAAGGCTTCTGCTAACATGCCGTTTTGCAATATGTCAGCGGAAGTAGTTGTTTGTGACATTTGTAATTCTATTTTAGTTATGAATAAATTTGGAGCAGATGTTTTTCAAATACCGCCACATCGCAAAGCGGGCCGAGCGTTATATAATCGCAAACTTTTCCCGCTCTGCCTTTTTATCCCGGTACAATTTCTTTTTCTTTTTGATAGTACAGTGTTTACAGACATTGGACCTGTTATCAAAAAAGCTGCGATCAATATAGAAATCGGTTAAGGGCTTCAAAGCTTCATTAGGCGGGCAGGTTATACAGGTTTTCATGTTTGACGGATTAGCTATAATTGTTACCAACGTTCATTTAAGACCATAGCGTAGGGGCAATCTTATTTAGTTTAGTCTTTGCAAAACCAAGTTCCTTTATTTCTTTTTTTATTAGCTTTTCTTCCGCTAACCAAATATTTGCTTTTGTAAAAAACTCTTTCTTTATTTCAAATCCAAACCCTTTTCTATTAATTCTTTCAGCAGCTATCAAAGTTGAACCACTACCAGCCACAGGATCAATTACAACGTCTCCTTCATCTGTAAATATTTCAATAAGCTTTTTTAAAAGTTCAACAGGTTTTTGCGTGGGGTGTATCTTTTCGATGTCATTATCTTTCGGCCAGTCAATACAATTAAAAATCATTTTGCCATTATTTCTAAACTTTGGCAATCTATCACGATAAAGAACCAATCCATATTCACAGTTACCAACTATTTTCATATTTGCTTTTAAGACTTGTGCGGAAAAGTTTTTACGGAAAACCAAGTTTATGTAATTATTCAAACCGTATCTTTTTGCTAATTCTATTAAATACATTTGTTGATCAAAAGCACAAAATATAATCATACAAGGTGCATCTCCCTTTTGCCTTGCTTCACCTTCAACTTTTTTTGTTTTAGTTTCAGCCTTTAGCATTGTGCTGCAAAAGTGCATAAATTCGGCAGGTCTAAAATCTTCATCAGTATCAAAAAAACTTTTACCAGCTAAAGCACTTTCTCCATTACTATTATCTCCATCTTTATACCAAGCAGGGCTTGAAGCATAGGCATGGTTTCCAAGGTTGTAAGGTATATCAGCAATGATAAGTTGAGCTTTTGGTATATTGTGCCTCTTGTAATTTTGGAAGTGGTCTCTATATATCATTTTCGTTGATTTTACACCTGAACAAAAAACTTGTTTATCTATAGATCAAGTTGTTCATTGTTTCACAAACAAATTTTTATAACCGCTTTCATTGGCTTTGTAATTCCGGTTTTACAATTTCTTTCCAACCCTCAAAAGCGGCAGTAATCTTATCCAGGGATTTTATAAGCCTGGCGTCTTGCGGATGAAAATTTTCTATTTGTTTTGAGGTGTTTCCCAGGCTTTCTAAATGGTTCAACTCGCCAGATATCACACTTTCCGCTGCAACATTCCTTCGATTCCAGTAGTGATCCATCATCTGGGAAAGCATTTGAATGTCAATCCGGTCCCGGATGTCAACCAGGTCACCACGCTTTGCCATTGAAAACATCATCACATAATCTTCAAGCCTAAAATTTCTACATTCATCCAGAAGCATTGCCGCACCTTCAATCATCTGGTCTTCATTCATGTTGCGAACAACGTTAATAGAGTTACAGAAGTCTTTGATCATAAGGAAAAGAACTTTCAGCATTTTTGATTTTCCTAATTCCGGTAATAAATTTTCAATTTTGGGGTACTTTACCACGTCTAAAAATTTTGGGATTCCTTTTGGCATCAGTTGGCTTGTAATTTCAACCAACTCCATTTTTCCATCAATTTTTTCAACCTCCATTTTTAGTAAAGTGCCTATCAATTTTATCGAATGCTGATTGGGTTGATACCTCTGAAGCTGGTTGTTTTTTTCCATTTTTGTCTTTTTTGAGTTCAAAAAATCCTTTCCATCCATTCGCCATGCTTTGATGAATAATTTCCGTGGCTGTTTGTTCAACACCGCTGGAAATTTTAGATAAATCGTAAAGTGATGCCTGTTCTGATTGAGGAGATTTGTAACTAAACCGGTGTTCTTTTTGCTTGTATTCCTTCCAATGCTGCCACTGTATTTTAAAGCTTTCAGATTCAAAAGGAAAAATTATTGCAGCATCATCTGGCGAAGCCTTTACTTTACTTTTCTCTTCTTTTCTTTTCTTTTCTTTTCTTTGTGTACAAATGTTATCATTTATTGATATAAATGTTACATTATTGTTCTTTAATGCTTCATTATTGTCAATTAAAAGCAATTCTTCAAAAAAAACGACTTCCTTGGCCCGGTCTTTGGCTTCGATATACCTCTTTTGGATACCCCTGGATGTGAGGATGCCGAACGAATCAAAAATACTTTTGTCAAAAAAAGCACGTTTAATCAATCCATTTACTACGTCATTCACTAACTCATGAGTAATTCCATTACTCACACGTTTCGCAAATAATAAGCTTTCATCTTGTCCCCATTGGTAGTAATATCCGTTGCGGTATACTAAGCAAAGCAGCCGTATAGCAATACTTTCTCCCTTACAGCCGAATTGAGATGATATGAGCTCAATTTTATCATCGTTAAAAAAATCAACGTCTAAAGGAAAATATTGAAGTCCTGCTTTTACAGTTCTCGCCATTTACAATAATTTGGTTTGTTCATATTTATTGGATATATCTTCCATGCTATAGCCCAGATCACCGCAAAGCTTTTTTAGTGCATTATCAACAGCAACCTCAGATTTCTTAGCATCGTTAAAAACATTTCTGTTACCGGCGAAATACTTCTTTTGCAGTTCACGCATGTTATGTACGCGAAACATAAAACGCTGCAGGTGGTCTTGCTCTTTGGTCATGCTGTTAATCTTTTATTTACTTCATCGGCCGTGATAATCTTGTTTTCTAAAAGATGAATAAGCATGGAGGCGCGTGCTTCAGATTCGGTTTCACTTTGATAAGTATTATATGTGCGAATTTGCATAAAATCATCAAATTGCCAGCAGTTATAGATATTGTTATCAATCTTACCGCTCAAATATTTGTTAGGTAGCATTACTCCTAATTCAGCCACAGTAAAGGCAGAAAAAAAATGATTTTTTACAAACCCGGCATAACGGCTGATCCAATGCTTCATTTGTATGTCAATAACCGCATCCTGTTTTGAATTACATTTCCATACAAATAAGCTTTCTCGTTTTATCCCTAACTCGTTTAGTTCTTTTGCCTGTTCTAAACTGCATACCTGATTTTCTAATTTCACGCTGTTAATTTTACCGGTTCCCAATCAAAAGTCCGTTTTAGTTCTGCCATCATCCACTCTTTAGCAATATTATTGCACCAGGCATACTTTTCACCTTTGATATCAACCCAGTCTTTTACGCGCTGCTCATAAAATACAATAAGCTTATAAGCCGTCTTATCATCAATCTTTTTAAGCCGCCAAATTCTTTGAGCATGAATAATTATTTTGTATTTAATAGTGTGCAACACCGAAATATCTTTGTAAGGCTGACCATCTGCTTTAAGCTTACATGCCTGCTCGGCAATCAATTGCTTAACATTAATATCAATAGGCTTTTGGCTGGAAAGGAGTTCGAATTGTACAATACCTTCATCATACTTAACGGCCTGGGCGTTTAAGGCGCCACAGTGAGGGCAAATTCGTTGAGAAAGATGAATTAAGACATTGCAGCTTACACACGCTTTTACAGGCGCTTCACCGGGTCCTTTTGGCTTTTCAGGATTGAAAAATATATCAGACCAATCACGGCTTTCGCACCAGTCGCCATGATACAAAGCATTGCCGCCCATGTCAATGATTTGGAAATATTCTTTTCCGGTGTGAGGCCTCGCCATCCTTCCTGCCATCTGCAGCCACAAGGAAGTTGACATTGTTGACCTGTTAATAATTCCGGTTATTATAGATGTTTCATCGAATCCTGTTGTGAGTACTGAACAATTATTTAAGATGGCATTCGGTGTTTTTTTAAACCACTGTAGAATTTCGCCACGTTCTTTATGGTCGGTCTCCCCATCCAAATGCTTGGATGGATAACCGTAACTCAAAAAAGCATCATTAACTTTTTTTGAGTGTGCTATGTTGCAATTGAATATGATCGTCTTTTTACCTTCTGAATAGTCACGATATGCTTTAAGACAATTATGTACATGCTTTGAAGATGAAAAAACAGAGCCCATTTGCGCCTCATCAAATTCTCCATTTTTTATAAGAAGGTTTTTTCTTTCGATATTTCGTATATGGTATGTCCTGTTCTGCACCAGGCTTCTTTCTGCAATCAAATCGGGAATATCAATGCCACAGCAAATATCTTCAAAGTAGTTTTTTAGAGGATCTTTTTTGCTTCCGGATATTGGCGTCGCAGTAAATCCTATTATAATAGATTCTTTAAAATAATCATATACTTTCTTGTGATTTCCAACGTGACATTCGTCGGCAATAAGCAATCCGACATTACCGAAATATGCAGGATTTTTCTTTAGCCTGTTATTGACGGTTTCTACCATACCAACGTACACCATAACATTAGGGAGATAATTTGTATCTGCGGTAACAGGAGCCGCAGATATATTATACCATTCAAACAGTGTTCTTACCGCTTGCTTTAAAAGCTCTTCCCTATGAACAATAATTACAACCCTCTTTTGTTGCTTAATTAAGAATCTTTGTATCAATCCGGCAAAACACACGGTCTTACCTCCGCCTGTTGCGAGTTGAGCAATAAGCCTTTTTTTGCCTAATGCTGCCTTCTTTGACAGTGCATCAATAAGCCGGTGCTGATATATTCTTAGTTCAGGCATAAATAAATGATGTTTTGTTTTTCCTGTCACCTCTCAGCATTTTACTAAGAACGTAGGGCTTCAATAGAATTGACTCAGCAGCATCTTTTATACAGTCGTAAAACATTCCCGTCTCTGTGTTAATTACAAGTTTTGCTGTATTATTTAAGCCGCCGACTCCTTTAGATTTACCGCGCATTTTGCTAAGGTTTGCTTCGCTATGCGTCTTACCGTAGAAAGGGTTGTTAGGCCCTTTAACTTTTCCTCCTTCAATTAGTTTTATCCTTTGCTTTTGTACAATCTCAGGTGCCACCTTTTTTCCTTTGTTCGGCGATGGCTTACCTTTTGCATTTAAACTCAATTTTAGTCTGGTTTCTTCGGAAACAACCCTGCCTTTATTAATTTCGCTGATTTTTTTTCTTGTCTCATCGGACGCCATTTGATAAATCCCGTCCATTCTGCAATTCAGGTTTTGGGATCTAAAACTTTGGTTTTGGCGGATATAAAAAGTTTCGTAATAATTAAGTTCACTTTCTTCGCATTCAACCAATACTTCAAAATAATGATTATTAACACCATACTTAACCAACGAGGCGTAAAGTTTAGGTTGAGATTTGCAGCTTAATCGTTTATAAGTAGCAAACCTTCGTTCGATATCCCGGCTTTGTCCGATGTAAAACCTGCCCATTGGACTTGTTATTTTATAAATGCCTATCATTAATTTTCCAATAATTTAGGTCCGTTATCTTCAACTACTACCTCAGCCTCTTGAACTGCATCATCTTCATCCTCTGGTTGATTGAAAAGCGTCCACTCCCAGCTTTCCATTGGCTCAACCCATTCGTGCATATTATCCTTGCGGGTAATAGTCTTTTTACCTTTAGCAGGTTTGTGATATTCAATATCACACTCTATTTCCCTGAGTTCCCAACCGTCTTGTATTTGCCGGGATAGCTTACCTACTTCAGATTTAACAACTTTAAGTCGCGAGGTGTACTGCGATTGCACAGCTTTAGATTCATTTTCAATCTCTACCCCTTCAATAGTTTTTTGGGCAAGCTGCATAGACATTTCATGTGTCTCTCTCGCTTTGAAATCGTACCTGAGTGATTTTTTTTCTGTTTTAATTTCTGGCATGGTGGTTTATTTTATTAAGTTTTTTTTCCAATGTTTTTTTAACGGTATGGATCAAAAAAGATTAGAATGGCAAGTCATCATCGTTTGATAATTGAAATTTTTCTGTAAATTCAAAATCGTCTCTTTCATCCTCATAATCTTGTAACGACATTTCAAAATATTCATCGGATGGGCTTTTTGTAGTTGGATTTTCAACGCCAAGCTGTATAAGCCTATGGTCTGTTAAGTTGTTTTCTGCATCGTAAAAAGCAAAGTGCAAAAAGTTGTTTTCATAACAGATAGTTTCTTTTGGCGAAGAAAATGCACCGTATAAATGCATCCCATCGTAAGGGTTGTTGTGTACATAAGGCTCTTTAAAAGTTACTTCGTGGTAAACGCCTACTTCTTTACCGCAAATCGGACATTTATTCATAATTGCCTTTTAATGGGTTACTAATCTTATTTCGTCGTTTGGCTTATAAAGCACCTTTCCAAATTTTGTTATTTTATCTCCCCAGAACGGATTGTCATTACTGCTGCAGTCAACCTTAACTATCTCAGTCTTTTTGAGCGGAATGCTATAAATCATGAGGTAAGCATTTGGCACAATAGATAATTTTGAATAATGCCAGTCCTGATTTTTATATCCCATAAATTCAATAAGGCCGCGCAAGTCTTTTGACATAGTAACTTTCAAATCAATGACAGCCAGATTAGGTATAAGAAAGTCCAATCTGCCTTTTACCGGCATTGTAAAGTCTCCGAAAGAAGCATCTGCCGTATAGCTTACCTGCTTTTGAAATTGGTTAATCAGACTGCCAAACCTGTTTCTTATAACCGCTGCAATGTTGCGGGCATAAGGGTAAAGAGGACTATACATATCAGCTTTAGAGGGTTGCGTGATAATATCATCTACCAAGCTGCCAATACGGATATTATCTGTCATTTTTAGGTCTTCTGTAATACCCATTTTTTCACGCTTCAGGAATGAGTGAGATAAAGCTGGCAGCTTTAAGTACTCATCGAAAGGAAGG